TTGTCAGCAATCTCTGTATAGTCGAATAATTCTAATTCTTGTTCTGGAGTTTCTGCTATGACCTCTGTCACTTCATCGACTTGTCCGTTTGCGGCGGGGTCAACTACGTTTTCAGGGTTAGCAATATTATTATTATTATTATTATCTGTCATTGATGGAGTCCTATCCTTCGTTGGTTATTCCTATTGTAGACAATATGCCTACACTATAGATATCTTTTTTACCTATTACTTTACTGCCCACCTAATAATGCTTGAATTATTTCGGGGGGAAGACTTTGAATGCTGCCAGGAAGTGCGCCTTCTCCTGGCTGGCCACCGACTCCTTGAATCGGTCCTCCTGGAACTAAACCAGGTGGTAATTCTGTTGGCATCTCAGGTGGCATTGGCGCTCCACCCATTTCTGGTGGCATTCCTTCCATACCTGGTGGCATACCCTCCATGCCTGGAGGTTGTGGAGCTTGCTGTAAGAATGAGCCTGGGTCTTTGACACCAAAACCTTGAGATAATACATATTCTGCAAGTTTTGACAAGTTTACAAGACCCGCAGCTGCAAATGGTTGCATTGCTGAAACTATTTGTAAGGCCATATCTCTGCGGAAAGCTTCATTTCTTGGGGCTGTAGAACCAGCTTCAACTGTAAAATCAAACTCACCGCTAATGTAATCTTTATCAAATGTTAACCATATTGGTGCTGCTTCTGAACCAATAATTCTTATAGTCTGTTGTCCAGTTAAGAATTGCTGAGCTAACATAATAAGATTAGAAGCACAAGCAGCTATGGCATTTTCAATAGCAACTAACTTTTCTGCCACTCTAGCATTGCCGGCTTCAGCAATAATTGCAGCTTCACGGGCAGTACGGGTGGTCTCTGGAATTGCACCACGCTGGTATTCAGATACACCAGATACACGGTCAATGTCATTTTGAATTAAACTTGACTGATTGTAAAATTCTGGTGGGTTGATTAGGGCCGGCATTGGAACTACGACATTAGCCAAGTTCTCACCAGTCTTAACTGGAACGACTACGTTGTCTTCGTCTGATACCAAAGCCTGGCGACCATCATCATCAAATGCTGATTCCTGAAACAACCACTTACGGCTGTAGCGCTTTCTATGCAACATCATCTGTGTACGAGTTTCGTTTAATTCGTATTGCAATGGTTCAATTGCTTCGAGCTCACCCATTGGATAAAAGAATCCAGGAATCTCATAGTTGCGCAACATAAAGAATGGATGACCAAATGCGTATGGCATCTTAATTGGTTTAATTAAAAACTTGTCCCCACCTGAATCTGAAAATACAGACATCTCACCAGTATCAACATTGTAATATTCATAAATATCGCAGTATGCTTCATCTGGATTTGCTCCCGCATCAGTCATATAACCCTTATCCATATTTGCATATTTTTGATAAGATGATGGACTAAGTTCTTTTCTTGCAGCGGCATCATAACGCTTATCTACTTTTGCGTCTTTTAATGGACGACGTGTGCGTTGAGCAATCCAACGAATATCATTCATTGATGTTGCATCTGGGTCAACGAACATTTCAAATGGGTCAACACGCTCTAAGAATGGACGGTCTTCTCTAATAACAAGATTAGATTCTACGTCATCTGCTGGTTGACCATCTGCAGCTTCGTCAGCAGAATATTCAATGTCATCAAGTTTAGATTCTTCAACAAAACGATAACCAGTTTTAACCCAACCATGACCAATAATTAAATAATCTTTAACTGCCCTTTGAAACTCTGGTTGGCAGTTATAATGCTGCCACCAGTAGTTAATAATAGATTCAGTTAAAATAGCTTTATCGCCATCTTCTGGCCTGCGAGCATTAACGTTAATTTTTGGGCGACCAATAGAAACAGCGGGTGCTAAAGTATTAATAGTTGAGAAAGAAATATTAACAAGTAATCTATCACCAACTGCTTGTCCGCGATATTGACGACCACGATATAAGTTAATTAACCTTTGCCACAGTTGGTCATAGTTTTCATTAGTGCGCCATTTATTAGCGTAATCAATATTTTTTCTATAACCTGATAATTTATTTGAATTTGATTCGCGTGCCATCTAGCAGTCCCACTTTCTTAATGCCAACGCCTTGCGTGTTGGCCTACCTTTAGAATCCTTCATTGGCCCGGGCATTCCACCCATTCTAGCGCAAAATGATTTTCTTCTTGCTGCAGCTTTAGGAGACTTCTTTGCTTGCTTAGCAGACACTGGCGGCTTCAAATTCATGCCTTGTGCTTTAGCAGATGCACGACCTTTGGCATTGAGACCACCTTTAGGGTTTTTTCCTTCGGCTCTTTGCCATGCGGGAGTCTTAGCCATTATTTATTTATTCTTTCTATTTGCTTTTGCTGCTACACGCATTGAGTCGATAAGATTAGGGTACTTGCGTCCTGCTTTCTTAGCTGCGGCCTTAGCCGATGCCTTCTGTGCTGGTGTAAGTTTTTTTGGCTTGCCTAATGACTTAGGGCGTGGTTTCTCCCACACTGGTTTGTTACTTTTTCTTTTTGCGGCCACTTTGCTTCTTCTTTCTTGGAATGTAGTTTTTGGTCGTAGTTGAAGGTAGAGTTGGGTAGTTTGGATTAGCTGGCATATTCTTCTTCTTCGCCTTCTTCTTCCATTTCTTCATGCTCAGAATTTTTCATGACTTTACCATCTGGCATGTAATGCCAACCTTTAGGAAGCTTTGGTGCATCCTTTGGCTTTTTGCCTTTGGCTTGCTCGTAAGCTTCTTTAAGTTTATCCATGATTATCTAGAGCCTGAGCTCGAAACAAATGTTACGGTAAGCTCAACATCGCCCACTGAAACAAAAGCTGGCGATGAATAAATATCACCGTAAATACCAATATAAGTTAAACCAGCAACTGGAACTCTAAATATTTGATGTTCAGATGATGGGCTTGAACCTACTTCTGAAGTAACTGCAGTTGTCCAGTTTGTTCCTGATATAGATTGAACAGCTAACAAATCTGAATTACCCGTTACAGCAGTGTTGTCGCCATAAAATTCTATAGTCCCAGCCCATGTACCTTTAATCTTAATTACGCAGTCTGTATAGTCAGCGCAGTTAAAAGTTTTAAAGGGAAATGGTGTTTGGTTGCTATTGAGTGTGTCTGTATAGGTTAACATTTATTTCCTCTTTCTTTTTTTAAGTGCTTTAAGGTCAGCGCCAGTTATCTTCTTGCGTGGCTCTGCAACGGCAGCTAGTTTCTTTTGTTTTGGTGAATATTTAGAGTAAGGCATTATTTCTTCTTTCCTTTTTTCATTGCTTTTTTGTAAGCTTTACCAACGGGAGTTTCAGTAACGGCAACCATTATACCAAATGCTGGCTTACCCTTACCCTTTTTTCCTTTGCCCATTTTACCGTGCATTATTTTTTCTCCTTTTTCTTAACTTTAATTAGTTGTGTTTTTGCTATATCAACTTTTTTTTCTGCTTTAGTTAATTCTTTTTTAGCTGCTTTGACAGCTGGAGTATCAATCTTTTTACCCTTAGCTGCTTTTTTAGATTTATAAAATGGAGCTTTTTTAATTTTAACTTTCACTTTTTTTCCTTCTTGTTTTAGTTAAATGCCACGCTATATGAGAATCAAGTTTGTCATCCACTTTATCAACTTTGTCTGCTACTCTATGAAGCAGAGCTCGTGCCTCTGCATGTTGGCTGGTGTTCTCATCCCTAAGCTTTTGGACTACAACGACAAGTGGTCCACCTATTAAGGCAACTACGATAGGCACAATCCATTCTATCATTAAATAAGTTCCTTTCTGTCTGGAACCTTTTCTATCTTGCCTTGTTTAAAAGCATCAGATTCTTCGTAAGACCTTTGTACCTCACGAATAGTTGTGTTGTTCCAGGATGATTGCCCTATTTCAGCACCTCTAAAGCCAAATCTTATGCCTTTGACGTGACATCCAAAACAAATCTCACGTTTTTGGTCATTTTCTGTCTTTAGTTCCTTCGAACAGCTGTTACATTGCATATAAGTCCTACCTATAGGTAAATGTTTTACATCTTATCATTATACCAGTTGAACTCACCTATAAGATAACGGTCAAGTTGCTTTGGTTTCTTCTTTATTGTTGCGGCAAAGTAGTTTAAAGTGCCAAAAGGAGCGTCTGTTTTAGGGCTGTATTCTGGCAGCCAAACATATTTTAACATCTGGTTGGCAATGGCTAGGCTCATAACTCGGTCGTCGTGTGGGGAACCATGGGTTGAACCATTGTCATCACGGACAAATGTCTTAAGTTCGGCAATCGTATACTCACAACGGATATCTAGAACACCATCTCTTATATTAGCATTTAGTTCGTCTACTGCTAAAGGCTTTGTTAAGGTTGTTGTGCGCCAACCCAAGGTTTCTGTGGCCTCTGCGTGGCGTTGGTTTAACCTACGTTGTCTGTATAAATTATGATAATTATTTTTATTTAAAGATGTTAAAGTTGTTAAACCATGGTTATTGGACTCAACGCCAATTAAAGCTTCATTATAAAAGAACCCCAGGGCATAAAGGACTTCTTCACCAAACTTGTCTGGGTCCACGTGCCCATGCCAGTGGGCTACTACAAGACCTGATTTAGCGTCAATAACGTGGGCTGATGAGTAGTCTCCTCTAGCCAAACCTTCGGCAACGTCTGCTCCAATTACATATCTAGCCCCAGCCTGTGGCACTGCCCATATTGAAAGTGGACCACCATTGGGGTCGAACATGTATGAATTTCTTAAATCTGAAAGTTTTTTATTATAACCCTTTTTAGGAGTTACTGTTTCAAATTTATTTAAGGCATCAATGTCAAATACCGGTCTGCCAGAACGAATAAAGGCTTCTTCTGGATTTGATGGGTATTCCTGGTGTAATTGCCAGATTGGCAGTTCTGCGGCTTGTGCATCATACCAGGCTTGGTCACGGTCTCCATTAGCTGACCATGGAAAGAATATACCTTTAAATCTATTAGTATTATTCTGTGACCCCTGCCACAAAGTAAAGAATATATTACCTTCACCTTTTGCCGTTGACAGACAGATTACTCGACCGCCTACGTCAGCAATTGGCTCAATAGATGCCCATGCTTCTTCCGGGTTCGGCAAGAAGGCCATTTCGTCGATTATAGCCAGGTATACCGATTCACCTCTGGCTGGCTCATTTGCTGAAGGCATTGACTCAATTACGGAGTCATTGGCAAACGACAACTTAAGCACGTTGTTTTGCAACAGTTCTGGACCTGATAGTCTTAACCAATCTGGCAAGAACTTGTAGATATATTTAGACTTAGCTAGAAGTTTTGTTGCTTCTCTTTCCGTCTTTGACAACATAACGATGAAACGGTCTGGCCAAAAGAAACACAACCAAAAAGAATACGCCGCTGCCAGAGTTGAGAATCCTATCTGACGTGACTTTAATACTATTGAGTATCTGTTTTCTATCCATGCTTTTACTGCTTCTTTTTGTGCTGGTCTTAAATTTAATTGTATGCGGCCTTTATTTGGGTGTTTAATAAATACATAGTTTGCGCAAAAGAAATCAAATGCATCTGCTAATTCTTGCGTAGTTGCATTTTCTGGTCCACGACATTTGCGAAAATTGTATTCATTAACTAGGTCTTCTAATTGCATTAAATATTTCTCCAGAACTCTAGTCCTGAGTAACGTTTTATTGTTTCTGGCAAGAGCACGTCTTCTGGTCTTTTAGACACTTTTTGCAGGTTGGTTCTAATAGTATGTAAGTTTTTAATTCCTGTAATACTGTCTTCGGAAATACCTGAGATATCTTTAATGTTTCTAAATTCGTGATTGTATTTTTTAATTTCCAAAAAATCATATATTTTATTAATTTCTTTCTTTGGATTGTTTATTAAATCATCGTAATCTACAAAGTGAAATAGATGTCTGTATTCTGGAATTGTTGCATGTCTTAAATAGTTTAAACTTAACTGTACGTCTTTGTCGTGACGCATAAGATAATCTGCTCTTCTATCAGCTAATGGCATATTATCAAATGTTTCAATCAAGACTTGTTTATCTATTACGTTATCTTTAGAATCTTCTGATGCATTTATTATTGTGTCAAAAGAAACTAAAACATCTAACACGTTTCTTACCGGACAAATAAACTTAACATTCTTAGTTATATATTTAGCTATTATTTCTACGCCTAGTGGACTTGGCCAGTTTAGGTTTTTGTCGATAATGTACTTTGCTGACTTGTCTTGGTAAAACGCATGTGGAATAGTTGCAATAACATTATCTATTTCAGCACTTGTATTGTAATCTTTGTTTTCTAGTTCATTGTGGCTTTGCGTTTGTGTAAGCATCATTCTAAACAATGGACTTGCCGGCGATACCCAAATGTCTGGATTCTGATTTAATATCTGACTTAATATCGTTGCGCCAGAACGTTGCATTCC